CATGATTACCCACACACCCATAAGTTGGACAGGGGTATCCTGCCTGCACAGAAGCCACCCGACCAACCATTTCATGGCTATTTCTGGATGGTGACTTCAAGTGAAATAAATCGCCACCATCGATCACGGCATCTGCTTTAGTTTTTTTAGCCACCTGACCAACCTGTAGGAGTTTCCCTAACAAGGTTTCAGTCCAATCATCCGTCCGAGATTGGGGAGGAGTATCCGCTAAATGTACGTCGGTTCTCCAAACTAATGTCACACCTTGAGCCACAGTAACCTCCAATCAACCTGCTATAATTGAATCACATACAGGGCATTGCCCTAACTCTTTCAAACACACTACTACAGCAACCTGAGCTTCAGCTGCCTCATTTTCGGCCACAACAATAGATGCTTCATACCCCAAAACTTCCCGAATAGCTGCTGTGTATCGGCTGAACAATCCTTGAGTCATGTCAATGGCCGTTATCAGCCGTTCTGCTTTGGATGAATCCGCGTCATCGAGAGTGATAGCTTCCACATCTTCCAACAGGGATACCTCACCAGAAGCTTTCTGGTATCGGTTATGAAGCACTCTGGTTTCAGCAGCCTTTTCCAAAAGATTACTCAAAGTGTCCAGTTTCTTAGCATCAGGAAGCTTTATCTTTTCCACACCCTTCAGTCTGGTTACTTCGCCAGATGTCCGTGTAAACCTCTCATAAAGAAAGGTCACCTCAGAAATTTCGTCTGAGAAAACACCCAAAACATCCAGTTCACTACCGGGCACAACCACATTTTCAATGCCCTCTAATCGGGTAACTTCAGCAGTAGCTGAAGCATATCTAGCATGAAGTCCACGAACCTGAACCAACACATTTTCAATACGAGTGATTTTGACTACATCAGCTTCGAGAGTCTCCACGAACGTGATTACATCATCCACACCCTCAAATCGTTTAAGATCTTCTTCCAAACCTTCTTTATCCCCCCGACGAATCTTCAACTCAGAATTAGCAGCCCGTCTGTCCGACTCTGATAGACGCAATGCCTGATTAAGCAGAGAAACACGGTCTACATCGGCCACTGCTTCAGCTAATACAGAGCCAGGTTGATCAAGCAGAAATATCTGTCCTGTAAATTGAGGGGCAAACTGTGGCCAAATATCTTGATTTCCTACCCGAATAGGACGAACACCCAGGTCGGATACTTCCGTAGGGACAGCCCGACCTGGGTGGATAGGATTACCGTTATCTACAATGTAAGTAGGCTTGGATTTTAAACCCTTCTCCCAGTACACCGTGTGGTCATCACCCAAGTCCAGAGTCACCATTGACTTTGGTTTGCCATATCGAACATACCCTGAACCTTTGGTGTTTTGAAAAACACCACGAAAGGCTCTCATAAGTGCCGATTTTCCACCATTGTTTTTGCCTGTAACAACAGTGAAGCCTGAAACGTCAATCTCGGCATCCTCAATGGATTGAAAATTCTGTACTTTGACTTTGACCGTCACAACTATTCTCCTTCAGCTCCTGATCCATCAATAGCATCTTTAACTTTAGCTGTTTCTGCATCCACAGGAACCATCTCAGTCCCATCAGTATTTTTACCCGATAGTAGCTGTTCGAGTTCCGCCATGGCATCATCTTCTTCCATTGGGGCATTAGGGTCAACCAAAGCTGCATCTGAGGAATAGACTTTTGCAATGACTTTATCATACAGCTCATCATAGGCACCTTCAGAAGTACGGATGAGTTCTTTGAATTTCTCCAAACCTTGTATGCGTAAAACTTCACCTATACCTCGTTCCCATGAATACCAGCCACCACCCTCTTTACGAAGGATGCCATTCTTGCCACCATACTCAATGACAGACCGAAGATCATCAATGCCCTCACCATTCTTAATGTACAGTTCCACATCACGACCCTGGGATGCAGACACTTTACACTTATCGGCACGAACACGAATTTTAGCACCAGAGGACAACTTCTCTTTCGAATGTTTCATAGGATCGTAGCCTTCAATCTTTTCTGACTTAATACGGATCATCCCCATCCGGACATCAGAATAAAACTTCCATGCAGCGCCACCTTGTGTGGTTTGACCGTCCCCACCATAACTAGTGAGACTGATGTTTGCTCGAAGCTGGCTAATGCCCAGGATACAAGACCCTGTTCGGGCAATAATACTACGAAGCTGAGGCAGGAATACTGACCACATAGCAGCCATGGCTCCGATTCGACCAGCCCCACCCTTCTCATCAATAGTTTGCTCCATGACTGCCTTGGGAACACCTGCACCAACAGAATCAATAACAATCAACTGAACACCTGCTTTAGCCAAAGCCCAAATAACCATCAAACCTTCTTCAAGGGTTGATGGTTGAAATAGTTTGAATTGAGCATCTTTCTCGATAGGGACGCCCAGGGCTTTGGCATAATCACTTACGATGGCATTTTCCCAATCAATATAAGCCACCTGCCCACCATTGGCAATCGTCTGAGCAGTAGCCGTCAGAGCCAAAGTAGTTTTACCTGCAGACTCACGGCCATACAGATTAATGACTTTTCCCTTTGGAAGCCCCGGACATGGAGGAATGCCAAAACGATTTAATTTACCACCAATCAGGTAGTCCACCATCATCGAACCTGTAGGTAGATGGGGGAGGGAATGCTTGAAACTGTCCTCATTGATGCAAACAACAGGGTCAGTGAGTTTTTTACTCTTGAACACCTTCTGTAACATCTCTGTACCTGTTTGCAAAGCAGTTTTTTCAACGATGGTTTTCTTCTTTATTACTTTTTTCTTAGTAACCTTCTTAGTAGCCATATTCTATTCCTTAGTCCACAGAAAAAATCTCTCATCTTCTCTGTATAAAATACCCGTCTCAACGGTTGTCCCAGCCTTTTTTCCCCGTTGATACGTGTGAATTGATGTAAATTGCTTTTTCTCTAACGGAGTTAATTGCTCCACCTGAGTGGACTTCCCGTCAAAGTTGGCTATGAGGCTGTCATAGTAATTCCAAAATCGGCCTGCTGTGTGAGCAACCCAATAAGCATCGGCTTCATTATGGTCCCACCTTCCTTTGTTTCCATTATCCATCTTGGCAGCTTCCACCATGTCAGGTTTCAACATCTTCCACTTGCCTGGGCGGAACGGGGTAATTATAGATTTCCCTGTTTTTGGGTCAGTTGTTATTACAGGTAATGCTCGGGCATGAGCTTTTATCTGACCAGGTGAGAAAAATACCACATCTACTTTGGATTTCTTCATTGCCTCACAAGTGTACAGGAATAACCCATACATACCTTCCGAATAAAGATTATGAAAAACAGGGTACTCTACACCTAGTCGTGTCACACCTAATCTTTGGATAAGGTTTTCCACACGCCCCCGAAGGTCAATATACCGATCAACGAATAACGTCTTAGAGGATGTCTGAAATCTACCCCTATCAATACAACGGCTGGCCCCCACACCTTCTGTATCGTGCAGAGCCCAGCCGAAATTCACAAGGCTAGGGTCAAAAACCTAAGCATTTCATGCTCTTCCCTCCTTTTTCCTTGTCTATACTTTTTTTTGGATTCACCATACGGCTTCGACCCACCTTTTTAAGAATAAGGGTGGGTCGAGCCCCAATGAAATCAGTCGTCGAGAATGTCGCCGATAAGGTCGTCAATGTCCCCTGTCACAGCCATGTCAGGGGAACCAGTTGCTCCTACACCAACTGCTCCGGGGGATTGACCCTTCATGGCTTGAACCAACTGTTCTAAAGTCAAGTCACGCCCGACTTCGTTGTCCAAGTTCTCAGCAACTTCCTGAGCATTCTTCATGATAGTCTTGGCAATTTCTTTGCCTTGATCTTTGCTGCTCTCCAAAAACCGGCGGAACAGGTTCTCTTTGCAGGGATTGAAGGTCAACTTCTGATACTTGGTGTCAGAACAGATTACGGTCAAATCGTGCTGGCCTAAATGAAATTCCTTGTGAATCATCTTCAAGGACTTATACTTTTCATCTGAGAAAAGCCAAGCCATTACATCACAGTCCCCGTTCTGCACCTTGTTGGTGTCGAGGCTGCCGTCTTTGTTGGTTGGCCATACCACAACGGCAGTACCGATACGACTACGAGGGGGCTTACCCGTCAGCTTCGTGAATTCAGGCCCTTTGTTTACAACGTAACCCACCTTGTCCACGTAATGTGCCATCGTACCACGGAAATCTGGACCAGCAGCATCAAGGTCAGGTTTGCCATCATCAAGGCCAGGCCACATGACGAAAGAAAAACGATATGTTTGATCCGTTTCACCCTTCCAGCGGCTGCCTTTCTTACCAACATGGTTGTCACCGTCATCAAACGTAAATCCTTTGTAACCACTCATTGCATTCTCCTTTTTAATAGTGGTGTTATGTGGGACAGAACAAGGTCAATTATTAGGACAGGTTCCGTCAAATACATTTACCCCAAAATGGGGAATTAAACTCATTCTTTTTCAAAAGTTGCCAAAATATCTTCAATACCTTGATCCTCTACAACTTCTGTTTTAGGCTTAGCCTGTTTCTTCAAAGGTTCCACAAGTTCCTGATTCATAAAAACATCCAGTTCTTCAGGTGTGGTTGTAGGTGGAAGCAAGGTCTCCACATCAAGGTCGAAGTCTTCATCTATAACGGTATCTAGAGTTTTGTCATTATCTTTTACAAGTACACCCCCACCTTCCTCCGTTTCTTCCTGTTCAGGTGGGTCTGTCCAAGTACCTTCGTGTTTTCCTAAATGAATTTCCTCATCCATCCCTTTCAACAGGTCGGTTACGGTGGCTATCTCAGTTTGATCAGCAATGCCAGGTTTCATGTCCATATCCCCGACAACATTAGAACCCCAGCGTCCACCAAGGCCGATTTCCTCCTGGCACAAACGGAACTGGTCTTTCAAGCGGCCTTCAATATCCTTCAGGTCTGCACGTTTGGTTTTCACGGCCATCCAGACAGCCATTAAACTATCCACGGCCATCTCCAAATCATGAACCTTCATCATCTCCGACAAAAGCTTACCTGCAGTAATGGCATCTCTGTCGGACACACTTTTTCCTGCACGAGTCTCAGGATCATTAGCAAACAAGTTCTTTTTAGCCAAGTCCAGCGTCAAAGTGTCGATTTTCAAAGACCTTTTCATTGCATGAAGCTGTTGAGAAACATCCAGAAACACCCGTTCACAACGACTCAACATACCTCTAACGGTGGCAATCTTGCTATTGATTCGTTTAGGCCCGAATGAAAGAGGGTCCTCATCCAACTCCATATCCAGAACAATCAATTCCTCAAAAATGATGTCAGCTTCTTCTTGACCAAAATACACGTGGCTCATTAGCTTTTGTCCCCACCTATCTTATCAGTGAACAATTCGGCTATCAACCGA